CTTAGTAACTTGTGCCTCTAAGTGGGAAAGATCTTGATAATCAGAAGGGTTGACGTAATTATGTTTTTCAGTCATTCCCACCTCTCGTAAGGTGGTTCAGGTTCATTAATGCGATGTGCAAATTTCTTACTGTCAAAGTAAGATTTACCTCTCTTACCATCCCTCTCATCTAATACTTCATTAATAAGTATCTTCAACTCCTTAACCATTTCAGGAGTATGCAACCTAAGAGGGTAAATCATCATAGGTTTATGTGGTTGTGCTCTTGGTTTTCCCTTAAAATTAGGGTCAACAGGACCACTCATCCCTTGTGTATCAATCTTTGACATATATCATAAAGGTTTTCCATATTTATCAACCAGACCCATCTTCTTTACCTGTCCTATATTGGATTGTTGACTTTTCTTAATCCTTTTATACTCCTTAAGAATCTTATCCACTTCATTCTTAGATACCTTAACACTCAATTTATCTGTTTTTTCTGGATTAACAAATCCCATTCCTTGAGTAGATTGCTTATCTTCTTTCTCTTCTATGTAATCGTTAATTCCATTTTGTATCTCTCCTTCAATTATATCATTGATTTGAGATCGAAGAAGTTCATCTCTGTCTTTATTTTTACTCATTCTTCTTCCTCCATAGGTGTTGACCATCCCTCCTCTATCTTACCATTCTTATAACAATATCTGTCAGGGGATGACTCTCCCATATCCTCTACATTCCAATCAAATTCCCCATCTTCATAAACATATTTCTTATAAATTGCATATCTTCTCCAATGTGCAATAAAATAAAACTCATCTTTAATCCAATCACTCTTCTCACAAAATTCTAATAACCATTTCTCAATATCTCTACTCTCAATACCATTCATTCCTGGTGTAAACTCTTCATCCTCACAATCAACATACTTATAATCATCATTCTCTGGTTTATAGAACTCACAAAATGTATCATAGTCATATTGATAAGCATCAAATTCTTTAGGAGATGTCCACAACTCTACAGTTGCCATACACCATTTATCAAAACCAATTGTGGTGTCATTGTAATCTCCTACCTTTTCACCCTCTACAATAAGATCTTTGTATTCATCTGACATAATTACTTCCTCCTTTTTTTCTTTTCAGGTGGTCTCTTAAGTCCCCATAGATTAGGTCTTATTGTACCATGTCCATACTCAATTTTCTGAACAACATCCTTCCCATATCTATCATAGTACATATCAAAAACATTTGCCATCTTCTCAGAACGAGTTACATCTAAATGTTCTGTACCCTCTACAGTATAGAATACATTAAAGGCATCAGTAGGAAGATGCTTATCATCTGCTTTTTCTTTTGTAGTCTTCTCAAAAATAATTTCACAAGAGTATGGAGAAGGATCAAACTTCTTCTCAGGTTTTTCTAATTCAGCTACTGGCTTTTCAGTTTGTGTTGTCATGAACGTCCACCCCATGTTATATCAGGATATGCTACCTTAACATTATCCAAGGTCACCTTATACAATTCTTCCAATTTCTTATCCTTAGTCTTGATCAATACTTCTGATTCTTTAGGATGAAGTCCCTCTAAAAGATTAATGAACATCATTTCTCTACGTAATGTAGTAAGAGAATCATTTCCTCCCTTCACATAATGATAAAGATTGACATAATCTCTTCTTAAAGAAGTCCTACCTCTCCCATTAAGGTCTTGTCCTGTTGCCGATTCCCCTCCTGCTGCCTCGTGGCGAAGATTATCTGACAGAGTACCCTTATAGACATTAGCTTCCTTTAAGTCTCCATATGGAACGTCTCCTGGTGGCAACATACTTATAACAGAATCATCAAAATTCCATATGAAAACCATCTTCAATGAATCATGTTCATAATTCTTAAGTACTTCAACAGTTTTGGCAGCAGAACGCTGCTGAGATGCTAATTCTAATACCTCAAATACAAATGGATTTGTTGGTAGAGAATTGGTAGCAGCTACTGCTTTAACTGTTCTCTTCTTTGCTTTAGAAGTTGCTGGCAATTTAGGACCAGTCTGCTTCTTAGTCGTCGTCTTCGTTGTCTTCGCTGGTGTCATGTGTTTCAATTCTTAGGGCTAAAATTTCATCAGGAACTAACTGTCCATTGGCATCAAACATTTCTGGATGAGCGTATACCACTTGAGGAGTAGTCTCATAAGAATGCTGTCTTGCCATCCATCCTATCATACCTCCTACTATTAATGCAAGGATAGACACTAATGTCGTAAGTGTCAAGGTTACTATTAATGTTTCTGACATGGCACTCCTCCAAAGAGTTTATTTTTTTCTTATGTCCAAGTAAAAATTAAAATGAAATACAATTTCTCTATTCCAAAGAGAAATTAATTTCCCAAACTTTACTTGAAATGTTTTGGGGGGTTCTGGTTTTCTCCTCCTATTTCTTAGTAATAATTCTACACCCCGATTGATCTCGGTTTTGTCATTATTTAGAATCTTTTTTTCTTCTTCCTGGCCTTCTGTCATGTTGATACCTCACTGCATCTTCAACAATTTTATTAAGATATGCTTTTATTTTTCTTGCTTGAGGTTTAGGTATGTGACCATATGCCTCACGTAACTGTTTATGGTCATTATCTGAACCACCTTTAATATATTGCTCAAGTTCTATTACTTGGTCAGATATTTCTTTTACAGTAGAACTTCGAAGGAAAGAATCTATCTCTACCTTTTTAGTTTTACGATACTTAAGAAAATCATAGAACTTAAGTTGCATCTTACCCTCGAAAGCATACTCAATAGCATGTTCAAGCATATCATATACATTGTCAAAATTGTCTTCTGGTTTCATTAGACTAATTTTTTCTCCTTTAAGTATTGAACTGTTTCTGTACATCCACCAAGATTGGTTCCATCTATTACCACTTGAGGGAAGGTAGAACCTTCACCAAACTGACCATAGAATGATTTCCTATCAAAGTGTTCTCCTAATTTATATACCACATGTTTTAATCCTGTCAACTTTAATACTTCAACTACCTTACTACAATATGGGCAACCATCCTTTGAGTATACAGTGAAATTCATGTTTTCTGGCATTGGTATTCAAAAATTTTATTTATTGTTAGATTGATTTTTAAGAGCATCTTTCCAGTGCTCAATGAGGATTTGAAGTTCTTTAATACGGGAGTTTGCCGTATCAATTTTTTCTTCAAGATTGTTTGTCATCTTGCTTTCTCTGCTCCATAGATTTATTTTTAATGATGATTCTATCGTTCGCATGGTCTGGAACAAATTCTAAAACATCATCATGAGGCCACATCATCTCTTCGTATAATGCGTTAAGTCGATCCATGTCATCCCATAGATCATTTACATGCTCTCCCCTCGGCCAATCATCTCCAGCATGATGTTCTTCAGGTTCTAAATCTCCGTGCATGAATCTACCTCTTGTAATTTACTTAGTATATATTGATATGTATTTACTATATCACCTTCATCCTTTCTAAACAAGTCCTTATCATAGCTTTCAGTCGTTCCTTCTTTCCAGAGTCGCATTCCGTCAGGTGATAATTCATCAGCCAAGAGTAGATTGTGGTCAGCATCGTATCCAAACTCCAATTTAAAGTCTACAAGAGTAAGACCAATATTACTAAAGGTCTCCTTTAATATAGCATTAATTTCTCTTGCAGTATATTCTAAATCTTTTAGAACATCACCATAACCCATCAAGTTAATACGATCTTCTGTAAGTAATGGATCATCCTTCTCATCATCTTTCAAAAAATATTCAACCAATGGCCAATTAATAATCTGACCTTCCTCTAATGTCGTCTGTCTGACAATAGAACCAGCAGCAACATTTCTCACTACAACTTCTATTGGAATAATCTCCACCCTCTTACAACACATAATCCTTAAAGGAATTGTGCTGATGTAATGGGTTCTTATTCCTTTCTTTTCTAGTTTCTCAAAAAGAAACTCAGAAATCTTACAGCAAACTTGACCCTTTCCTTCAGGATAATCTACCTTCCTACCATTACCAGCAGTAACTTTATCCTCATACTGTATGAGAACTTCATCAGGTTCAGATGTAGTGAATACAGTCTTTACCTTTCCCTCGATGATTGTGTCTTTCATATTAGTGATGGGGGTTATATAAATTCATTAAAAAAACTGTAGCAATTATCCCTACTACAATGCCCAAGGCAAGATAAGAAAGTAGAAGCATAGAAAAATTTAATTCGTCATCATTATAACACAACTCTTAAAATTGTCCATGTCTAAATAAATCAGTTTAGCTTAAAATAATGACAAGTCTGATTGACCCAAAAAAATATACCAAGACTGTTGACCTATTGAGGTCATTTTTTTTGTCTAAAGGTTTTTTAGAAGTTCATACTCAGAATCGTTTAAGTATACTTGCTGCATGTGAAGA